GTCAATTTATCATCTTTTCATTTAAAGTAACCTGCTGCCTTAAGATCGGCATAATGATACGTTCTAAAGTGCGGATAATTAATAGGCTCATAGATATGTCTTCTTAATAAGCTATCCATTGTAGGAAAGCCTGCCCATAACTCTTCTGCGGTGACAGCCAATTTTCGAGTGTACTTCTCAGACAACTTAGGAAATTTCATCGCTATAGCTGCGAGATCCCCTATCTTGTACTTAACTATCAGAGCGTTAAAAGCTGTCTCCGCTAGGTCAAATGTGACAGGATTGGTGCCCAAGGTATCGTAAGCGGCACCTACCATAGAAATTGCCTCACACTCGTTTGTAAATCTAGACGAAGAGGAACCAAATACTAGTTTATGCTCTGCACTAGAAGTTGGCCTATAGGGAAGCACGCTTGCTATACCAGGATAACGTTTTCTAATTTTGGGCGGGGTAATTATAAAATTCCTCTTCAAGAACACGACTCCCGGGGTACACTCTCCTGTCATATTGGGTTGAGAGAAAAACGGTACATCCAACCTAATATCTCTCATTTGCATCTTTAAGAACCTAGACACAAATTCGGAGAAGATTTTAATATTCAACAATTTAATGTATTTTCTATGATAATAATATATCGCATCGTCTCCGTAGACAACGATACCGATCTTATTGTTTTTTAGATCTTCTAAGATTTCTCCAGCCATGTGTGGGTTTTGAGAGATAACAAACGCCACGAAAGTATACCACGCTACTGCTACACACCACGAATCACCATGAGATGTCTGAAAAGCTCCGGAAGGCATAGCTCCGACTATAGTGCGCCATACCCCTGCTGTGAGATTAGTATGTTTGACGGACAACAATTCACCGGATAACTTCACAAGTTTCTTCAATAGATCGAACTCGTAATCTTGATCATAATACATTAGAGTACTTGCTGAATATAGATCCAAAAGAGGGCGGGACAATGTGGTGTCAAGGCCATCGAAATCTGCGTCATCAAACACCATATCCGGATCAAAAGCTCCTACTCTCTCTGCTATATGCTGAGCACCCCCATGCCACCAACTATGTCCTATTTTTATGACATGACCTCTTTCAAACATCTGTCTATCTTTTTGAGCTATGTAAGACAAAATGTATACGGGAAACGTCTGAATAAAATAATCACGAACTTTCATCTCAAACTTCTTTGCCTCTTCCTCCGATTTAGGTATTTTCTTATAATGCTCATCTTTAAACTCCACCTTGCAGGCTTGATCTATCATTTTCTTTACTTCTGATAACGACGTTCCAGCATTAAGCTCCTCTAAAATGTCATGAACTAATTGTTTAGTATAGATGTCCTTGTGTTTTTTTGTACCACATATAATGAACTTAATCTTCCCTCCGATGGCCTTGACCTTACTATCGTGTCCTGCAAACAATCCTGCTGATGTCGGTTTTGACTCTATATCATACACTTCCTGAGGTTTGAACGTAAAAGGTAGTGTACCCAAATGCTTTGTGAGACCCATTGCATCTACAAAAAACTTGATGCCTTTATGTATGCAGGCTACCAAGGGCGGAGGAACGTTCAGATTCGCAACATCCTTACCGTACTTAGTCAAAGCAGCAACCTGTTTCTCTGCTGTAAGCGAATTTTTCCCTTGTCTCACAAACGTATTAGAGAATTCATTATGACCAAACAATCTATGCTGCATGGTGTATTGATTGTCATCAGTAAACACGATGCCTGTGTTGCGCACTGCCTGATCCTTGTAATTATCATATTGTCGAACCGCATGCTTCATAATAGCCGAAGGTCTAGTTTTCTGCACTTCAGTATGTTTCCTGTCCGTTCTGAACAAAGGTTCTAAATGGTACCAATTTGGACAATTTTGCACAGCAAGATACAACTCAACCATCTTAGGTTCCACGCTTTCAGCTATGGCTTTCATCCTAACAACTGACTTATCGAGAACATAATTAGCTTCTTGATCGACTATAACGAAAACCAATGCATGATTTAAATCACAATCTTTGTCAAAATAATATTGTTTATTTGTAACATAAACGCTGATAACCAGCTTATCATCCTCTATGGCGACGTTCATGCGTTTAGGAAATGCTGCTCTATATGTTAACCACCTACCGTAACGAAAATTAGTAAATTTGAGAAATTGACGTAGAACTGACACTTTATGATATTGCAATTCCAGCGTAGATAGGAGTAGCTGATCTACA